ATAAATACTCTGCCTCCTTCTCTACCACGCCTGATAATCCACGACTTTTGATATTTAGATAACCGAATGGCTGTACCAGAACTTACCTTTAGCTCTAACCAAAACTCTATACCTTTACAGCACCCATTAACGTCTGGAACTCCTAGTCCTACGTTTGTTTCTATTCTTTGAAAGTGTACGTTTGGTAACGCTTTTCTTAGCTCTTCGTATAGTTTTGATTCCTGTTTTCTCATTGATTTTATCTCCTGAGTTTATGTTCTTTTGTATGTAAGGTAAGAACCATTTGTTATCTCTAATTATTTGAGAAAGTGTATTAGATAAATTATTAACAACAAGCTCTTCATCTTTGTCCGCAGCTAAACAATTGCCTTCTGAATTAAGACCAGAATGATATACTGCTGAGTGCAATACTTCATGTAAAAGAGAATTTGCAAGTGATCTTGATGATTGTGTTTTATCTAAATTAATTACATTTTTTACAGAATCATACTCCCCAAAACAATGATCGTCGTTATCATTAGAAGGTGAAACAAGATTAATTTGAACATCTTCGTAATTAACTCTTATCTTTTTTTTCAATATGGACACTTACAGCTCCTACGTTCGTTGAGATTAAATGAGAGTTGTGATGCTTATGAAAAGCGTTCCAAAATTGTTTCTCAGTCTTCCAACGAGTCGTCGCCTTCTTCGGCTTCGATTTCAAGGACTTTGCTGTTTGGTATTTCATCACGTAGCTCATTTATCTGTTTAATTAATTCGTCTTTTGACATTGCAGAAAGGTCTTGAACTTTAATTTCTTTCTTGTCAACATATAAACCAACAGATTGACCTAACCTAAACTCTGCATTAATCGCAGCAGCTAGTTGTCCTTTGTCCTCTGCCTTTTTTGATAAATCGTCTAGTCTTCTCAAATGTCTGTAATGATCTTTATAAGTTTTTGCAGCGGAGTCTCTTAACTTCTCTATGTAAGCAACCACATGCGGATACTTATCAGGATTAGTTAATAAACTACCTGTCTTTTCACAAATTTTGTCAGCGTACCCAGCAGCTTTAGCAGCCTCTTTTTTGGTGACATCTGGATATCTAGATACAAAATACTCAGCAAACGTTCTTTGTTTTGGTGTCAAGAACTCTGCTCCCTTTAAACGTTTCTTCAATGATCCAACAGTATTCATAATTTTCAATATCTATATAGGTATAATAATCTAAATATATATACTTACCACAAAAAAGGTCACCTAACCAGTAGAGTTACTTATAGTAGTCTGAAATTCAGTGTACTTTCAGTGTAGTACACTGAAAGAATAACCATTGGTATATAAGGATAATAGTCTATTTTCCTGGTTTCAGTGTACTCGGTACTATTTTTTACATCATAACTGTCTGTACCTTACTGTACCTTATAAGATATCCTAATTTAGAACCATTCTAAACTATATTATTTGCCGTCGTCCGTGATTCATGATAAATTGTTGACATGGAGGTAGCACATGAATAAAACTTAACTGGGTATTAATTACTCCCTCTCGGCCCAGTGGTTTTTTTAGTTGATTTTTTTCGCCCACTGGGCCTTTTCTTTAAGATAATTTCTCACTTTAGTAAACCCTTCCTTATTTTTAGCAATATGCTCACACGCACCAATAAACTCTAAATCAGTGTAATCATATTTCATACGGTTTACGAACCAACAGCAGAACACCACGTTTCCCCACTCATACGGCCTCGTAGAATCGAATCTATCAATACTTATATTAGTTTCCTTAGCCTTACCTAACCCGAGCTCCCAAGTCATCTGTATGCCTGAATATGGACAACGGACACCGAATCTTTCATACTGCAGCTCAAATATTTCTAAATACTCATGCCGTTGTAATTTAGATTCTTTACGTTTTTTATGTATGCTATTATTTCTTAAATTTTTTGTAAGATAATCTATATACTCTAATGGATTAGATGAATGTTTTGCAATACGACTTGTATTTAAACAAGTTCTACATTCCGCCTGGAGTCGTTCTTTACCAGCTTTAAAATAAAATTCTTTTATGTTTTTGGTAATACCACATTTACTACATTCTTTTGTGGACCGTTTAACTATTCTATATTTTAACTCAAAGTCTAATTTTTCTTTTTCTGTTATATTCTTTACGCCAATTGATGTATTTGATTTGATCTTTTGAGAAGTAGACCTGCTCATTGTCTACCATTCTTTGGTAAGTGTCGTATACGTAAGTGTAATCAAGCCCAGCCAAAGAACAGACAACATTAAAATCGTCACCCCCATCAGAGAACCAACCGTGTGCCTTATACTTCTGTACCACCAACGGTCTTTCCAAACCAGGATATATAACATCTTCAAAAGCGCGTTGGAGAACAGCCCTCCATAATTTTTGTTCTGGTAATATTTTTTGAGACTCATATCCTGTTTTTAGCTCCTCGATTAACATGGTAATGAATTAAACGAGGACTGGGCCAGAATGGTAGCTCTGAAAGATGACAAAAGAGATCACCCAGCCCTCATTTAAGTCACTTAACTACGCGTAATACTCTCGCATTAAGTTTCTCCTTATCTGTTTTATTGCGGATCTGATCAAGGTGAACTCTGAAGGCCATTCCACTATCATCAAATCCAAAACTAGCTCCACAAAACAATCCGTACATTACAGATTTTATTTTATTAAACTCTTCTCGATTGGTACGAGAAGCGATTAGTTTTATTGCGTTGTCTAGTTCAGCCACAAATACTCCTAAATTATTGTTATTAAAATGAAAAATGTAAATAGAAAATGATTCGTTTTTATAGTTGTACGTCAACTATCTCGCTTATACTCTTAATTGTATTTTAATACAAGTGCTATTTTTTATCGTTTAGAATCTTCTTAACGTAAGCCTCTGGAGTCATTTTACGATCCTTCGCCCGTCGTTCAACTTCCTTTTTAATCAATAGCGATATGTATTGACTAGGCCCTCTGTGTTCCTTGCCACATAATCCTTTTAAAACATCATAGTCTGGTTTGCGTACCGCAACTGATTTATGCCTCATTATGTTCATAACTTATCCTCTTCTTTCTCAATTAGTGTTACTATTTTTTCTAAACTTTGAACAGAACAATCTTTAGTAAAGTTAGATATTTTTCTCTTGTAAGCACTTTTAATCTCCTGGTGCCGTCGGCCTTTGTTAGCCTCTTGCACCGCCCTTACTTCATCTAAAGTTTGATCAACCATACGGCCTTCTTATTTCTTGTAAAGTTTTAATCTCAGCTTGTTTTACCTTGGTATCAATTTGTTGGTCAAAGTATTCACCATCAGTAAAACTAACCATACAAGGATAATCTGGAGATCTTTCCAATTTACCTTTTGGTGTTTTTCTTGCATCCATAAATGCTTTTTTAGTTTCAGGATGCTGCTCTGTCATATACTTTAAAAGATCTTTTCCATACACCATGAATGCGTAGATATTTTCTTCCCAAGCCTCTATGTTATCAATCCAATCTTCCAATTGTATTACTACCTTTTTTGTTTTTGCTCTTGCTTCGTTCTCTTTTGTCATTGTTTTCTCCTTGTTAATTCATGAAACTACGTATATCTTTAATGGCCTTTTCTGGTGTGTACCCAGTCTTTTCTTCAAAAGCTTCAAAAAACTTTTTTAATCTTTTTTGACATTCTGCATCATTTAGTGGTGGATCCTCACCTACAATATGTTCATCTATTAAATCACCAATGTCATAATTTTCCATTAACATCTTGACCCATTTAATAACAGGGTGATTAAAATCTACTCCTTTGCCTAAACTCATGTCAGCCCTATCAATATCGCTAGAACCAAGATTGAAATCGTGCGCGGAAAAGATAGCCATAGCAAAACAAACAAAACGACTAAAATTAATAATATCTTCATCATTTTTTAATTTCTGCATTAATAATCCTTTTGGCAATTGTTTTATCGAATAAATGATATCCAGTTTCACCTACTACTAATGTAAGTTCTGCCATACGCCCAGCAATTATATCAATGAAAGCATCATCTTTAAATTCTGATTTTTTCACAGATTTAATTAAACTATCAACTTTTGCATTTAGCTCTTTCCAACTATATACATTCATTTAATTTACCTTCCAAAAAGTTATTTTTTGTTTTACGGTATTGAGCAAAGTATTAAAGATTCTTTCTAACCTTGTGTGATCGTCCATAGTTATAACATCACTTTCTTTGGTCCCAATAAATAATTTTATTTGTTTAGAATCTCTATTTATCTCAACTGAAAAACGTTGCACATTACCATCGTCAAGGTCTAACCTTGATCCTGGGTCGGTGGTTTTTAATTCTGTATTTACAGTTGTTTGTCCAGCTACCAATTTCTTCATGTCCCATGAATATAGTATTGACATGATGATTGTCAAGTAATAAAATAAATCGTATGGTAGCGTCATGAAATTTATATTAGTTTTATATATGTGCAGCATGGTATCTAATGATT